CGTCTCGCGATCGGCGGGTACGTGATGACCGGCGAGATCTTGGCGAGTGCCGAGTGGTTGCGCGGATCTGTGCGGCCCTACTCGACCGCCATCCAATTGATCGACAGCGATCGGTTGTGCAATGAGTTCGGGATGATGGATACGCAGGAAGTGCGCGGCGGCATCGAGCGCGATCTCTTTGGTGCGCCGACCGCGTACTACATCCGCGATGGCTATCCGAACGACTACTTCAATTTCACCGGCCAGAATCTTTTCTACTGGCGCAGGATCGCCGCGACGAAGCCGTGGGGCCGCGACATGATCCTGCACGTCTACGAACGCTTTCGCCCCGATCAGTCGCGCGGCGTCTCGGAGATGGTCTCCGTCATGAAGACCATGAAGATGACGCAGCGCTTTCAAGACATCGTGCTTCAGAACGCGGTGGTGAACGCCACCTACGCGGCGACGATCGAATCAGAGCTTCCACGTGACGTCGCGATGGAAGTGTTAGGTCAGGATAGCGTGGGAACCGCGGAGCAGGCAGAGCGCTACTTGGGCGCCATCGCCGCGTACAACGAGAACTCGAAGAACATTCAACTCGATGGCGTGAAGATCCCGCACCTGTATCCCGGCACGAAGCTTCAGATGCGCCCTGCGGGCACGCAAGGCGGCGTCGGCACCGACTTTGAGGCGTCGTTGCTCCGTCACTCAGCCGCGGCGCTAGGGTTGTCTTACGAAGAATTCGCTCGTGACTTCTCGAAGACGAACTATTCCAGCGCACGTGCCGCGATGACGAACACGTGGAAGTACATGCAGTCCCGCAAGAAGATGGTTGCGGATAAGTTTGCGACCAAGATCTATTGGCTGTGGCTCGAAGAAGCCATCAACGCGGGCGATCTCCCCATGCCACCCGGCAATCCGAGTTACTACGATGGGTCGAACAAAGAAGCCTTCGGAAAGTGCTCATGGATCGGCGCCAGTCGAGGACAAATCGACGAACTCAAAGAGACTCAAGCGGCTGTACTCCGCATGGACTCGGGCCTCGCGACGTTGGAGGGAGAGGCCGGAAAGCTCGGATACGACTGGCGAGAACTGCTCAAGCAAAAAGCGCGGGAGCAAAAGCTAGCATTGCAGTTGGGTGTGGTGTTGAACCTCGCGACGCAGAAGCCCTCGGCGAACCAGACCGGCGAGGACGTGAGCGATGCGACGCCCGCGCCCGATACCAACAACCCGGATGCAAAGTCCACGGAAGCTACAGACGGAGGCGGCAGCAATGGCGCGTAGTTATCTTCTTGCCTCGTTGCTCAGTAAGCCTGCATACATCTCGCAGCGCTTCAACCCGGAAGAATTCGATCTCGATCTCGACAAGGGAACGGCGCAGTCGAATGCCGCGCACTGGAACGCGGTGGCGAAGGCGATGTTCGGCTCGTTCTGGGATGACGAAGACGACGATGACGACGACAAGGACTTCGCGTTCGCCGATGGCATTGCGATGATCCCAATCACCGGCGTGCTCTACAACCGCATGGCGTACTCGTGCGATTGGTTCACCGGCTACAACGCGGTGCGCTCGCAGATGCAGGCGGCGATGGCCGACCCTTCCGTCAAAGGCATCATCTTCGATGTGAACAGTCCGGGTGGCATGGTGCAAGGCTGCATGGAGTTGGCCGATGAGATTTACTCGATGCGCGGACAGAAACCGATGTGCGCCGTGGTCGATGGCAATTGCACGTCCGCGGCGTATGCGCTGGCATCCTCAGCCGATCAAGTCATCGCCACCCGTAGTGCTGACGTTGGTTCGATCGGTGTCGTCGCCATGCACGCCGACCTCTCAGGCGCTCTCGAACAAGCGGGCGTCAAGATTACTTACATCTATGCAGGCAAGCATAAGGTGGACGGTAATCCTTTTCAGCCACTGTCCAAGGATGTAAAGGCCGACGTTCAAGCGAGCGTCGATAATTCTTACGAAGATTTCGTTGCCCTGGTTGCCCGCAACCGCGGCATGAATGCCCAAGCTGTTCGCGATACGGAAGCGCAGATCTACAGCGCACCGGAAGCGAAGCAGATGGGTTTGATCGATGCCGTGTCAACTCCACAAGACGCGATCTCGGCGTTCCGTTCAGGGCTATCCGGCTCAACATTTCAATTAGGAGCATCTGCAATGACTGAAAAAACCACGCCGGTCGCCAGCATCACGGCACCGGAACTCGAAGCATCCGTCGCAACCGCACGCAAAGAAGCGACCGCACAAGAGCGTACTCGCATCAATGCGATTTTGACGTCGCCCGAAGCGAAGGATCGCACGGCGCTCGCGACGCATCTTGCGCTCTCGACCGACATGACGGTGGAAGCCGCCAAGGGTGTGCTCGCCGCATCCCCGACCGTCGCCGCGAAGGAAGAACCGAAAGCGCAAGCCGCTGCCGATTCGAACTTCGCCAAGGCGATGGATAAGACGCCGAACCCCAACGTGGCCGCAGGCGATGGTGGTGGCGACGGCGAGAAGAAGCCGGATCTGACTGCGCAGATCTTGGGCAACTACTCGGCGGCAACCGGCAACAAGTTCAAAGCCGCCTGATCTCGTCCACCCTCATTCGTTCTAGGAGTTAGACATGCCCACACCTTATGGTGCTTACGACAATTTCCTCGCGGACAGCGAGTTCAACGACACCTACAACCAGATCCAGCCGTTCGCCGGTGACACGCCCGCGGTCGTCACGCATCCGGCGATCATCGCGCAGAGCGGCCAGCTTGCCGCTGGCACGGTGCTCGGGCAGATCACGGCGAGCGGCGTGTACGCGCCGCTGAACCCCACGGCCTCGGATGGCTCGCAGAAGGCGGCAGCGATCCTCTGCAACGACATCGACACCACGGCGGGTCAGATGTCGTGCGATGTGTACCTCGCGGGTTGCTTCAACACCGCATGGCTCACATTCCCGTCCGCGCTCACCGCGGCACAGATTCAGGTTGCGCTCGTCGGCACGATGCTCGTGCATCGCTTCCTGTACTGGTCTTCGACGCCGTAACTTCGCTCACAACGTAATATCCCCAAGGAAATGCAATGATCAATATTTACGATACACATACGTTGATGGGCGTGATCCAGACGCTGTACACGCCCAAAACGTTCTGGCTCGACAAGTTCTTCGGTGCCGAGATGACCTTCGAGACCGAGTACATCGATTTCGATGTGTGGGTTGGTGGCCGTCGCATGGCGCCGTTCGTCGCGCCCACCGTGCAAGGCAAGCCGATGCTCGCGCAAGGCTACACCACGAAGCGCTTCAAGCCCGCCTACATCAAACCCAAAGACATTGTCGATCCGCAGCGGATCATCAAGCGTCGCGCCGGTGAGGCGCTTCTTGGGTCCCTCTCGATGCAGGCACGCTACGATGCGGTGGTCGCCGAGTCGATGATGGAGCAGAAGAACCAGATCTATCGTCGGTGGGAATGGATGGCCTGTCAGGCGATCGTGAACGGCTCTGTCACGGTGACGGGTGATGACTACCCCACGGTGAACGTGAACTTCGGGCGCAACCCCGCGCAGACGATCACGAATTCGGGCACGAGCTTGTGGACCGACACGGTCAACTCGAACCCGATCACCGACATCGAGAACTGGCAGATCCAGATGCAGCAACTCACCGGCTACGTGCCGGACGGCATCATCATGGGCCTGTCGGCGTATCGGGCGTATCGCAGCCACCCGAAGGTCATCGCGCAGTTGAACCTGTTCCAGCGCGGAACGACCGACATCGTGACGCAGACATCGCTTTCCGGTGATGTCGCGCAGTACGTGGGCTACGTGGGTCTGAACCAGATTCCGATCTGGGTCTACAACGACATCTACGAAGATCCAACCTCGATGCCGAATCCTCCAGGTCCCGTTGTCAACGTGCCGTTCATGGACCCGACGAAGGTCGTGTTGTTCGCAAGCACAGGTGTTCAGGGTGTGCGTGCCTTCGGCGCGATCTTGGATGCGAAGGCGGGTTACTCCCCGGCGAGCATCTTCCCGAAGATGTGGCAGCAGGAAGATCCGTCCGTGACGTACCTCATGTCGCAGTCGGCGCCGCTGATGATCCCGACGCGCCCGGACTGCACACTGGCGGCGAAGGTCACCGCGACTTGATCGCAACCGCCTCGGTCAAACGAGGCGGTGTTCTTCAGCACATAGGAGTATCAACATGGCAGGCAATGTAAAAGTCAAAGCGAACCACACCATCGTTCACGATGGGCAGACGTTGAAGCCGGGGACGATCTTCGAGGCCGACGACAAGCTCGTCAAGGACTTGGAGGCTGCGGGCGCGATCACCAAGGTCGAGGACACCGACACGGTGCCGGTGAAGTTGAAGCCCGTCCACAAGGACCCGGCTTCGGCAGCGACGATCGCGGCCGACAAGCGGGCGTTGCTGACCGCTCAGCAACAGCTTGCCGCCGACTCGGGCGACGGCTTGGACACCGTCAAGTAGTCGCACGGTGGACTGGACGGCAATTCGACGTGACGCCCGCGCGAATGTCCAACGGACTTTCGCGATCAACGGGCGTTACTTCTCCACGCTCAACGTGGGTCCCGGTGCGCCGTGCTCAGTACGCCTGCGAAGCAAAGTGGTCACGATCGGAGATCTCAGTTCTGAGGGCTTCTCCCGCCAGCTAGACGACACGGTGATCGCCGTGTTCTGGCGTACTGAAGCTTTCACACTTGGGATAACCAAGGGCGGTTTTATCGTGATGGAGGATCGGCGGCAGTTCAGGCTCGTCAATCGCAACGCCGTCGTCGATGACATCACGGTCGAGTATCAGGTGGTGCGCGCATGAGCTTGGTCAGCATCGATGCGAGCCGCATCAAAGACATCAAGAAGCTTGCGCAGTTGTCCCCGGACGAGACGCAGAAGTCGTTGTACCTTTCGATCAACACGACGATCCGCTTTGCGTTTGCCGAAGCCTCGCGGCGCATCCGCAAGGAAGTGAATCTTCCGCAGGACTACATCGGCTCGGCCGCAAAGGGCAACCGCTTGCGGATCTCGCAGTTTGCGACGCTCGATAACCCGCTCGCCGTTCTCACAGCCGATCAGCGGCCTGTCTCGCTCGCGCGCTATGCAAAGAACAAGACGCTGTTCGGCAAGGACGGCGTGATGGTCGAAGTGACTCCTGGCAAAGTCGAGAAGTTCGACAAGGCGTTCTTGCTGCCGCTGCGGTCGGGCAAGGCGCTCACCGACGACAACTACAACCTGGGCTTTGCCATTCGATTGAAACCGGGCGAGCAGATCAACAAGCGCAACCTCGTTCAGTACAGCAAAGCGATTCGCGCAGGGCGCAAGAAACCCGATGATAATTTGTTCCTGCTCTACGGCCCTTCGGTCGATCAGGTGTTCACGCACGTGCGCGAAGAATTCGACGACGTGGTGTTTGCGAAGTTCGAGAGTGAGTTCCTGCGCCAGTACGGGAGGCTCACATGAGCACACCGCAGCCGGTGTTTCGCAACACGGTACGTCTCGGCATCTTGAAGCAGTTGACCGATTACATGTCTGCCGAGATCTCGATCGCGAACGGTTATCAGCACGACCTTGCCGGGTGCATCTTTCGCGGACGCATCTGGTACTCGGCCGACGATCCCATTCCGTTGATCTCGATTTTGGAAGGCATCAACCCCGATCAGAATCCGCAGACCGCAGGTTACGGGCAGGACCTGCAATCGGATAAGTGGGTGCTACTCATTCAAGGCTGGTGCGAAGACGATCCGATCAACCCGACCGACCCCGGTCACATCCTCATGGGCGATGTGAAGATGGCGTTGGGCAAGCTTCGGCAGGCGCTCGCGAACATGCTGTACATGGGAACGGGAACAGCTTTCGAGTACGTCGCGGAGATCGAGATCGAACCCGGCGTCGTGCGCCCGCCCAATGATTTATCGATTCACGCCTTCTTTTGGTTGCGCGCGGTCTTGACCACTGTTGAGGAAGTCAGTTCCCCATTTCTATAACCGTTTATTAGGAGCATTGCATGTCATCGCAAAATCTGATCTTAGGTCGAGGTAAAGTCTACTTCGATGCCTACGCGCCCAACACCCAAGTCACGACGGGCAAGCGCTACATCGGCAACACGCCCGACTTCTCGCTGGACGTGACGGCCACGCAGTTGGATCACTATGGTTCGGACGAAGGCTTGAAGGTGAAGGACGACTTCGTGATCCTTCAGTTGGATCGCAAAGGCTCGTTTAAGACTGACGAGGTCTCGATCGACAACCTCGCGCTGTTCCTGATCGGCTCATCGGACACGCAGACGCAAACCGCTTCGACGGCGCAGGTCTCCGACATCGGCCCAGTCCTGATCGATCGCTACTACCAGATCGGCGTGTCGCCGCTGAACCTTACCGGCGTGCGCAACATCGCGAACGTCGCCGTGAAGACCAAACCGCTGACCGGCGCGGGCGTGTCTTTGGTGGCGGGCACCGATTACACCGTCGATCTAGGGTTGGGTCTTTTGTACATCGTGCCCACCGGCACGACGATCGTCTCGGGCACCACCGAGGTCGAGGTGACCTATGACACCACAGTCGGCAATCGCGATCAGATCGCAACGACCTCGGTGGCTTCGGTCGATGGTGCGCTCTCGTTCATCGCCTACAACCCGAAGGGTGTGCAGCGTGATTACTTCATGCCGTATGTGAGCTTGACGCCGAACGGCGCGTTCAATCTCAAAGGCGACACGTGGCAGGAGATCTCATGGAACCTGGAGATCCTGCTTCTCGATCCTTCGATGTCGCACATCTATATTGACGGTCGTCCGTACACGCCGGGATCTTACATCCCGACGTAAGCGAGATGATCGTACCGCTGGCATACCGGCTTGTATGCCACTCATAAAAGGGGAAGTAGATGTTGGCAAACCTAGTGATCGAGCAACAGACGATCCGGTTCAAGACCGGCGAGTTTGTTGTTCGAGGCATTGGCTTGGACACAATCACGGCGCTGTTCCACGACGGCAACCGCGAGGACATGGAGACGGCGGTCGGCGAACTGGAGGCCGTTTACAGGGCGTCGCAGGGGAAGGACAACGCCGCGCTCACCGAAGGCTTAACGCGGCTCGTGGTGCGCCTGCCTGCGCTCACGGCGAAGCTCATCGCCCGCGCTGCCGATGAACCGGGTGAGTGGGAGAAGGTCATGAAGCTGCCGCTGCCGGTGCAACTCGACACGTTGCTCGCGATCGGCCGCATGACGTTTGACGGAGAAGACAGCATAAAAAACTTCGTGAGCGGACTGACGACGATGCTGGCTTCGATAACGAAGGCAGCGAAGGTCGCGGGTCAGATCCGCTCACCTCCTGGTTTGAACGGTTAAGAGCCGATGTATCGCTACTGCTTTCGCAGGGACACATTGAAGCTCGCCGCTACCCGCTGCGGATGGTTTGGGATGAGGTCAGTCTCGCGCGACGGCGCATGAATTCGATATTGGCAACGGAGGCGTTGCTGATGCAGTTGGTGGTCGGATCGGTGATGTCGGACGATTCGGGCAAAGCCCTTAAAAAAGCGATCGAGGAACTAACGCGTGGCTAACATCAAGTCGATCGATCTTGCGATCAAGGGCGTAGACCTCGCGAGCAAACCGCTGACCGAGATCGGTGAAGCGATCGATAAGCTCGTGACCACCGTCGAGACGCTGGTCCCGGCGTCGGAGAAGGGTGAGAAGAAGTTATCCGAGTTGACCGCGGCAGCGGGTGATCTTAAGAAGACGCTGCAATCGCTCAAGGCTGACCAAGCGAACATCAATACGGTGCAGTCGCTGGTCCAGCAGATCGAGGCGTTGGGCACGGCTGCGGCGGCATCGCGCACCAAGGCCGATGAGCTTGCGCAGTCGGTCTCGAAGATCACCAAGAACACCAAGGACAACAAGGCCGAACGCGATGCCGCCAAGGATGCGGAGCGCACTGCGAAGGCGCAGGAAACACAACTCGCTCGCTTGCAGAACAGGCTCGCGACGGCAAGCGATGCGTCCGAACGGTTGGGCGTCGATACTAACAACCTCGCGGACTCCCAAGCGAAGGTCGATGCGGAGTTCGAGCGCGCGAGCAATGCGTTGCTCCGCACGCGCACCGCGATCGACGGCTACAGCGAAGCGCAGAAGCGCGCTCGCGCTGAGGCTGATGAACTCGCCGCGGCCGAGAAGGAAGCCAATGCTCGGCGCGCTCGTGACAACGCAGACATCGCCATCATCCGCTCGACGCAGGCGAAGATCGCAGCGGATGAACAGCGGGCGATCGATGCGGAAGAACTGCGCCTGTCGGTTGAGAAACGGCAGAAGGAGATCGCCGACATCGCCGCGGTGCGCGCCGTGCAGAAGGCGTTCGTCGATGCGGAGATCGCAGAGTCCAAGGCACGCAAGGATCGGGAACAGGCGGACGTTCAAGCGATCCGCGCCGTACAAAAGCAGCTTGCCGACGATGTGATCTTTTACGCAGCGCGCAAGAAAAAAGAACAGGACGATCTGTTCCAGGTCACGTTGATTCGCGAAAAGCTTGCCTCCGATGCCGCCAAGAAGGCGGCGAAGGAAACCTCCGACGCGCAGATCAAAGCTTCGAAGCTCGCCGAGGAAGCGCAGGAACAGCACACCAAGGCTGTTGAAAAAGCCCGCGAGGGTTTCAGCCTGTTCAACGATTCGGGCCGCACGACGCTCTCGTTGTTCCAACGGTTGCGCGGTGAACTCCTGAGTATGACCGCCGAGTTCATCGGCTTCTATGGCGTCATCGAGCAGTTCAAATCTGGCTTCGAGGACATCGAAAAGCTCGAAGGCGTCAAGAGCATCTTGTCCTCGACGTTCGGTGAGGAAGGCGTCGCAGGTCAACTGGCCTTCGTTCAAAAAGAAACCGATCGGCTCAAGCTCTCGTTTATCGATACCGCACAGGATTACGCCAAGCTCGCCGCGGCGGGTAAAGCCAATGGCTTGTCGCAGGAGGATGTGCGATCAACCTTCACGGCGTTCGCGGAAGCCGCACGCGTCAAGCAACTCACCACCGAACAGACCACGGAATTGTTCGGTGGCTTGGCGAAAGTCTTCGAGCGCGATCAGGTCGCAGCGGGTCAACTGTTCCGCCAGCTAGGGCAGCAACTGCCTGAGCTTGCCGGTAAGTTCAGGGACTTCCTACACGAAGGCATCCCCGGCCTGCCGTACACCAACAAGCAATTCGAGGAACTGCTCTCGACCGGCCAAGTCACGGCCGAGGATTTTGCCCGGTTCGCTCGCAGCTTCAAGGAAAGCTTCGATGAGCAGTTGCCGCAAGCCACGCGTACCGCAGGCGCGGCGATCAAAGACTTTCAAAACGCGTTCGGTGAGCTACGCCGCGAAGTCCTCGAAGGCGGCACGCTCGATGCGATTACCGATGCGTTCACGAATCTCGCGATGTTCTTGCGCTCCGAAGACGGTAAGACTTTCGTAAAGATCTTGAGCGCGGGGTTGAGTGATCTTACGCAAGCACTCGTGTTCATCACGGAGCACTTAAAAGAGTTCTCCGAAGGCATTGCGGTGGTCGGTGCCGCGTGGCTGCTCCACATCGTTGGAACGGTCGCCGGGAGTCTTCCTGCGTTGGGTAGGAATCTCGGTCTGCTCATTGAGAGTTTCCGTGGAACGAAAGTTGCCGCAGCCGCCGCCGCAGAAGAAATCGCTGCCGCTGAAGTTGCATCCGCAGCGTTGGCTTCGACGATCACCCTTGCGCTGGAAACGGCACTCATTGTCATCGCGGGTGCGTTCGCCGCGTTCAAGATCTCTGAATACTTCTACGATGAGTTCCCGGCTGTCCGGGTGTTCTGCGCGCAACTCGTGGCTGTGTTCGACGACACCGTTCACGAGATCAAGGATCTATTCACCATCGCGTTCGACTCGATCTTCGATCCAACACATCTCGTTGAAGATGCGCAAAAGGCTTTCGAAGAAGCGAAGCAACGCGCGCTCGACCACGCGAAGGCCGAGAAGTCAGCGGGCCGACCGAACGGTTCGCCAGCCGAAGATGACATCAAAGACTTCGGTGTTGGCGCGGATAACTTTGCGGATGAGACCGCTGATGCGTTGGCGCGAGCACAGATTGCGAAGGAAGCCAAAGAGGAAGATGAACAGAAAACAAGGGATGCGAACCAAGAACGGCTCGATGGTTTGCTCGACAAACAATTCAAAGGTTTGGATGATAAGGTTTCGAACCTCTCGACCGAGATCCTCAAGAAGACCGCGAGTGATTTAGACCAGTTCAACACGGCGCTCAATCGCACGATTAGCGAGATCACGGCCGAAGCCGACAAACTTCGAAAAGATAATCCGCAGGATGCGGCAGCGGCGCGGTACGAAAGGATTGTCGAGGGTCTGAAGAAATACGCGGCGCTCGCGCGCCAGGACTTCACGAATCAGCAGAACGAGAAGTCCGCGCAGCGCGATCTCGGCGTCATTCAAGAAGGTTTGAAAGAACAGCAGCAAACGATTGCCGACATCAATAAGGACCGTGAGCGCGGCGACATTTCTGAACTCAATGCCAAGATGAAGATTCAGAAGGTCACGAACGAAGGCAACGCCGCTGCTCGCGATCAGATCGAGAACCTGAAGAATTTCATCGAGTCGTTGCCGATTAATGTGCAGGTGAAACTCGACCCGCTGTTCAAACAATTGCGGGAGTTGAGTCACGGTTTGGTTGACGACACTTCCGATCAAGCGGTCGCCATTGCGAAGGATCAAGCGAAAGAACTTACGGCCGAGATCCAGAAACGCAATGCCGCGATCGAGGTTGTTGAAGCCAAGCGCAAGGCCGGACTGATCGACGGTGCGGAAGAACTGAAGCAGACGCAGGCGATCGACGCTAAGTACGGCGACATCGTGAAGCAAGCGCTCGCCTACGTGAATTACTTGCGCGAGTCTCCGAAGCTCACCGCAGACCAGAAGAAGAACCTCGAAGAAACCGCGAATGCGTTGGAGTTGATCGCCGTAAAGGCGAAGATCGCAAAAGACGATCTGCTCACGCAGGCACAAGTGACCGAGGATCTTGCGGCGGGTGGCGTAAAGATCGGCGACGCGTTCGCAAAAGCGGTCGGTCAAACGCACAGTCTCTCAAAAGGATTCAAAGACGCGCAGACGGCGTTTCGACAGTTTGCATCCGACTTCCTGCTTCAGATTGGCGAGATGATCTTGAAGCAGACGCTGCTCAATGCGCTCGGTCAAGGTGGGCCGGGGTCGAGCATAACGGGCGGCATTGCGAGCGCGGTGAGCGGGTTGTTCAACAGCAGCGTAGGATCTGTGGCAGCAAGCGCCGCCACGTCCTCAACTGCCGGGACTGTGGCTGAAGACGTGGCGGGATTGTTCCACAGCGGCGGCATGGCCGGATACGCGGGACCGTCGCGTAAGGTCATGGCGTCTTGGTTCGAGAACGCCCCGCGCTACCACACAGGCGGCGTTGTGGGTCTGAACCCGAACGAGGTCCCGGCGATCCTTCAGCGCGGCGAGGAAGTGCTCTCGAAGGCCGACCAGCGCAACCGTGCGAATGGCGGCGGATCATCACCACAACACATCCAAGTGGTGAATGCGATCGATCACGAGTCGGTGGTGCGACAGGGTTTGCAGTCGCCTTCAAACACCAAGGTCATTTTGAATCTCATCCGTGCGAACCGCACTAGCGTCAAGGCGGCACTCGCATGAACAAGATCGGCACTGCGTCGAATTACTCGGACTTCTTGAGTCAGTTCGTCACCTTCGTTACCACCGGCCTCACGGCCGGACAGAACTGGAGCAAGCTCGCGGATCGCGCCGAACCCGGCTACGACCGCGTGGTGTACTTGCAAGCACCCGGTCTCGCCGGTCAGGACGAGATCTTCATCACGATCTTCTCGATTCACAGCCTCGCAACCGACACGTACAACATCGGCTTGGTTGGCGCGACAGGTTTCAGCGCGGGCCTCACGGTGACGACGCAGCCGGGAACATCGCCCGCGGCCTACATGCTGATGTGGAACACCGCGATCCCGTACTGGTTCATCGCGGACGGGCGCAGCGCGAAGCTCATCGGCAAGATTGGCACGGTGTATGAGAGCGCCTATGTGGGCTACATCGTGCCCTACGGCACGCCCACTGAGTACCCCTACCCGCTCTTGATCGGCGGCACGAGCGCAGATCCTGCGCACCGCTATAGCGACGTGACGGTAATTCACTCAGCGTTCTTCAATCCGGCCAACACCTCAGACAGCCCTTCCGTCTACGGCCAAGACACCTGTTCCGGCTGCTACCTGCGCTTCCCTGGCGGCTTATGGGCGGTCGCGGGCAACATCGACAGCAACGGCGCATTCACT